CGATACCGGTCAAGCAGTAGTATTGCGTGACGGTTGGGGTGCTGCTGAAGCGAGAGCTAAGACTACCGAGAAGCAGTTTAAGAAATCGGAGATGGCGTATTTGCGGATAGTGTTGAGGATATGTCGTAATGCGTTGGTTTCATCGGAAGCTATTGGCGATTTAACGTTACATGATATTGAAACGTCATTTGTACGGAACAGAAGCGATAATATGCAAGTTAAGGCAACTACGTTAAAGCTATTGCTGGACAGCGGGATACATCCGGAAGATGCGATTGAAGCGTCGGAGCTATTCGGCGACCCGGTAGCTGTATGGCGAAAGAGTAAGATTTGGCAAGAAGAGCAGTCTGTTCTACATGATATAGAGCAGACTGCTGAACTGTTGGTGGTATAGGTATAATATGCCTTTAACATAGGATTTTTATGCTCGGTGCGTCCTTGCGAAGACGTTAAAAGCGACGAGCGGAAAGGATTATAAAATGGACGAAGAAAACACAATCGTAGAGAATGAAGAAGACCAAACGGAGCAGACTACACCTGAAGAGCCGGAAGATGACAAAGCGATAGTAGAGGAATTACAACGGAAGTTAGAGCTTGCAGAACGTGCGAAAGTGCTTGCAGAAAAGGCTCTGGACTCTACGAAAAGCGAGAACGCAAGGCTTAAAGGTGAGCAGCGTAAGCAATTGACGGAAGCCGAACAGCTTGAAGAATACAGGAAAGAGCTGGAAGAGAAAGAATCGGACTTACACAGACGCTTAAATCGGACGGCAGCGCGTGAAGCGTTAGCTGTGTTGAATCTGACGGAAAAGGAATTAACTGAAGATGATCTCGATTTATTTGTGAGTAGCGATGAGGCGAGGACTACGGCGAGATGTCAATATCTGGCTGATTTAGTTCAACGTAGAGTAGCTGCTGCTGCGAAAGCTGAACGTGATAAAATTCAACAGGAAACACCGAAACCTACAGTCGGAGATTCCGACAGTAGTGATGATTTATTCTTAATCGGATTTACAAGTGCTTATGGCAGAGAATCCGGTAATCAATTTTAGAAAGGTAAGTGAAAATAAATGGCTGTAAATTTAGCAGAAAAATATTCATCGGTAGTAGCGGAGAGGTTTGCTACCGAACTGGTAACAAACGTCGGATTTAACAATGATTACGACTGGGCGGGAACACGTACGGTAAAAGTCTATTCTATTGAAACGAGTCCGTTAAACGATTATGTACGATCGGGAACACAAAGATACGGAGTACCGCAGGAGTTAAACGACACGGTACAGGAGCTTACGTTATCGCAAGATAAAGCGTTTTCGGTAACGATAGATCGCGGTAATAACATTGACCAGATGAACATTAAGGGTGCGGGTATTGCACTTGACAGGCAAATTCATCAGCAGATTATTCCTGTGATTGATACGTACAGACTAGCTACTTTAGCTGCGAATGCAGGTGGTGACGATGATACTGCAGCAACACGTGAAAATGCGTATGAATTGTTTTTGAACGGACAAGAGTTCATGGGCGACAATCAAGTGCCGGTGAGTGGACGTGTAGCGTTTATATCGTACAGATATTACAATCTGCTCAAACTCGACCCGTCGTTTACAACAGCCGGTGATATGGCAGAAATTAGTCTTGTCCGCGGTGCGTTAGGTTATATTGACGGTATTCCGTTGATACCGGTACCGGAGGGAAGACTGCCTGCAGGAACACAGTTTATATTAGTCCATCCGATAGCAGCGTGCGCGCCGATTAAATTAGCTGAGTTCACGTTACACGATAATCCTCCGGGTATTTCGGGTAATCTGATAGAGGGACGTATATACTTCGACTGTTTCGTATTAGATGCGAAAAAAGAGGGTGTATATTTCTCAGCTGTATAGGTAAAACAGACAAGATAACCGGTCGAGCAGTATAGCAACGTACTGCTCGACCGTAGTTGTGAGGTAGTTATGTATACTGTCGAAAAAAATGGCAAGATTCAACAATTACGCGATGCTGTACAGTTGTCTGCGTATTTGAAAAGCGGCTGGACGATTCAAGAACCAAATAGCGAAGAAACACCAAATGTCCGCGATAAACCGGAGTTGGATTTAGCGTTATTGAAAGAACAAGCCGACGAACTGGGTATCGAGTACTCGAAAAATATCGGAGCGGTGAAATTAGCGAAACGCATACAGGAGTACTTGTCGGAAAATAAACCGGAAGTTAAAGAGTCGAATACAGCAGAAAACGCTGATACCGACTCGGTGATTGCATATACGACAAGTCCGCCTGCGAATGTTGTCGGGTTCTTTGATTTCATCAACGAAGAGTAGTGTAAAGGTTGGGTGAGTCGGATTCCGAAACGTATCAAAGTTACGTTAAATAACATTGATAAAGCTATACGTGAGTTGGAAGAGTACCGAGCATGGTTTATCGAGAAGACGCGTGAATTAACAGAAGCATTAGCTTTGGTAGGTGCTAAAGAAGCAGCGCATTGGTTCGGGACTGCCATATACGACGGTGATAATGATGTTAGTGTAGAAGTTGTCGCTAAAGATGATGGCAGCGGTTGGATTATTCGTGCAAGCGGACAGGCGGTTGCGTTTATCGAGTTCGGAACGGGACGCTATTACAATCCTAATGAACCGTATCCGGCACCCAGACCTGCCGGGATAGTCGGTATCGGTGAATACGGACACAAACAAGGTAGAAAACAAGGCTGGGTATATCGTGAAGCAGATGGAGCGAAGACTTTCACGCGGGGTAATCCGCCTGCTATGGCGATGTACAGAGCGAACGAGAAGATGAAAGACGATATTATCGAAATTGCGAGAGAAGTCTTCTCTCGGAGGTGATGTGTTTGATTGATGTAGAAGCTATTATTTATGACCGGATTTCAAAATCATTAAAAGACCAATATCCGGATATAACCGTTACAGGCGAATTAATATCAGCACCTACGAAGTTTCCTTGCGTATCGATAATTGAGTTGGATAATGCGACGTATAGGAAAATGCAGACCATAGAAAAGCGTGATAATTATGCAAATTTGATGTACCAAATCGACATATTCTCAAATCTGATTACCGGTAGGAAAAGCGAATGCAGGAATATTGCTGTGTTTATAGATAATATTATGCAAGAGTTAGGGTTTACGCGTACGTTCTTGAATCCGATACCGGACGGGATTAGTACAAGTGTATATAGGATAACAGGCAGATACCAATGTACTATATCGCACTATGGCGAAATATATCGCCGATAAATTGTAAATAATTAAGAATTACAGGAGGAAAATATAATGGCAATAGAACTCTCAACTGCAGGAATAAAAGTAGGCTGGGGTGTAGAAGCTGTAAAGGGAACGAAACCGACTCAATTCGTTCGAATCAGAGGTTTGAAAAGTATTCCTTCGTTTAACCCTGAACCTGCAACATTGCAAGTAACCGATCTGAACGATACGGAATGGCACAGATATATTGACGGCTTGAAAGACCTCGGAGGAGCGTTAGCGTTTACTGCGAATCTGTCTAAAGAGTTATTCGAAGATTGGGAGAATCTGTATACAGCATATGAAACGGCAAAAGCGACAGAGCTTCGTATCTGGTTTCATATTTATATACCGGGTTTAGATGATGGCTTTTTCTTAACGGGTAATCCGTCGCCGTTAGGTATGCCGGAAGCGTCGGTTGACGGGGTACTGGAAACTGATGTTTATGTAACACCTACGTATGTAGAGGGTTGGTCTACGAAGATAATGCCCACAGAACCGGTATAGTCTAAAGAAATTAGGAGGAGAAAATCATGGCAAAACAGATTAATCTGGAATACGACGGAGTAAAGTACACGCTTGAATATACACGTAAGAGTGTTGAAACTATTGAGCGTGAAGGTTTCATGTTAAACGACGTGGAAAGCAAGCCCGGCACGATGATACCGCTGTTGATTTGCGGAGCTTATTTACATCACCACCCATCGCTTAGTGAATCAAAGATAATGGAAATACACGAGAGTCTGGGCAATAAATACGCGTTTGTTAAGTCTTTGGTTGAGATGTATTCCGAACCGTTAGAGGTACTTGTCAGCGACGAAGGAAAAAACGGAATGTGGGAGAAGACTTGGTAAAAGTACCGGCTTCTCCCGTAACTTGTACACAGATGTTTTATGACGCTTTCCCGGTATATCTGACAATGGGTATGACATATGATTTATATTGGAATTCGGATTCTACTCTTGTCAGGTATTACCGTAAAGCGTATGAACTGAACGTGGAAAATACTAATCGTAATATGTGGATACAAGGTGCATATATTTACGACGCTGTAAGTGTTGTTGCTCATAACAGATTATCTGATAAGGGTAAGAAACAGAGAAGCTATCCGGACAGACCGTATGATCTTAGCCCTAAAGCTGCAGAAGCTAATAATGAATTAAGAGCTGAGCAAGAACGACTTAAAGCGATAGTATTTTTCAAGCAATTGGAACGAAATTTCAAAGCAAAGGAGGCGAGCGAACGTGGAAATTGATAGTTTAGAGCTGGAAATATCGGGTGAGTATACGAGTGCACTTAAAGGTATTGATACTTTAATTGGAAAACTGAAAGAACTCCAAACTACGATCGATAGCGGTTCCGGTATGACAAAACTGTCTGATAATATAACGAAACTTAGCGAATCGTTAAACGGTATTACAGCGGACAATTCGTCGTTGACTGCATTGAAAGACTCGCTTACCGCTTTGAGTGAAATAAAACTTACCGGTTTCGCATCCGGTGTTCGTGCGTTGGGTACATTACCGGAAACGTTGAATAGTCTTAGTGAAATTGATTTTCAGAGTTTACTAGATCAGGTGAACAGTTTAACGCTAACATTGCGACCTCTCGCTGTTGAGTTGAAGACAGTTGCCGGAGGATTGAAAGAGTTAAAATCAGTATCGAAAAGCGATTTTTATTTTCTTAAAGAGCAACCGGGTGATACCGGAACGATGGGAGCATTTCCGGGTATTTCGAACGGAATAGCTGTTGCTTCAAAAGAGCATGATAATAGTTATATTGTATTTCGCGAGCGATTGAACGATTTATCTGCGTCCGTAGACGCACTAAGTCAAAAAACGATAAAAATGGAG